TGGTAATGGTCAAATTGAACATTATTGATGACTATATATCGAACCCAAAATTTAAAAAAATAGATGGTGTATATTTAAAATCATTATAAATAAGTTATGGCAACCAAAGTGTGTTGCATTTCTAGAGGCTTTAATGAAATCATTTCGTAGTTTTTTAACCGAACAAGAAGATCCTGAAGAAGGCGCTAGCCGTCAAATTAAACATTTGACGCACGTTGAAGATCGTCCTTTGCAAAAAGGTGAATCTGGATTTTCACATGCACTAAATTCCTTAACATCTGCGGCTCAACACATCAAACAAGGAAAGAAAACTTCTGAATTAACAACAAAATATGATGGTTCTCCAGCCATAGTTTATGGTCATCATCCCGAAACAGGTAAGTTTTTTGTAGCTTCAAAATCAGCTTTTAATAAAACACCTAAAATTAATTACACACCACAAGATATAGAAAAAAACCATGGCCATGCAGCTGGATTAGTATCTAAATTAAAGGACGCATTAAAATATTTACCAAAGGTTGCACCAAAAGAAGGTGTTTATCAGGGTGATATGATGTTTTCCGGAAACGATAAAATCAAAAATAAAGATGGTAGTGTTTCTTTTCATCCAAATCCATCCGGTTTAACATATACAGCTCACGGAAACCATTCTGCAGCTGTTAAGAAAGCCAAAATTGGTGTAGTAACACACTTATCATATAGTGGTGATAATGCAAAATCATTAAATGCTTCACATGAAGTCAATCACGAAAAATTTCAAAAACATTCCGATGTTTTTTCTGTTGATCCTAGAATGGACACATCAAAGGTACATTTTAGTCCACAACAACAAAAAGAATTTAATAAACATATTTCTGCTGCACAATCATTACATGACACACATGGTGAAGATATGTATGCAGGAACAAAAACACATCATGGCGTTGGCGGACATTTAGAAACATATATGAATCACACAGTTAGAACTGGTGAACAAGCCAACCATTCGAATTTCAGGAATTGGTTAGAAAACAAAAAGAACAAAGAAATCGACAAACTAAAAACTGAAAAGAATAAAACCACCAAGCAAGCGGAATTGAAATCTGAGTTGGATAAAATCGAAAGAAACAAAAAACATTATAACAACATATTCAAACTACATGGACATCTTCAGAGTGCAAAAAATGTTTTGATAAATGTTTTAAATCAACATCAAGACTTTCAACACGAACATGCCGGTGAAAGTGCTAATCCTGAAGGATATGTTTTCCATCATAACAATGAATCTGATAAATTTGTAAATAGAGCTGAATTTTCTCGTAGGAATTTTGCAGGTATAAGGAATATTTGATATGATACTAAAAGAATCCTTCAAAACATATATTTTAAAAGAATCTGTAGGCCGTGGTAAATTAATTGCTTCCGGTGTTGAGGGTGAAAGACATGTTAAAAAATACATTGAACCATATTTAAATTCAAATAATTTTACACATACATTGGCTGTCGAACATGAAGATTTGCCGGTAGGATCACAATTGAAATTGAAAAAAGTGAAAAATATAAACGGAAAATTTCATGTTCATGCCGAAGATCAAACCGGAAATGAACATGTTTTATCCGTATCAAAATTGTTTAAACCGGGTGAAGCTCCTAAAAATAAAGGACATGATTATGAATCTAAGTTTGTTGAAAGAATGAAATCACATAATATTATGCCTTCACATTTATCTGGCGCAGGTTCTACCTCTGGAACAGACTTTGCTGTTGAAAACAGAAAGAAAAAAATGTTTCATGCTGGTACTGTTAACGGTAACCTATTGAATGGTGAAACTAAAGATGGCGTAACTGCAGCCATGGGACAATTAACTATACATTGGAACAAGAAAAAGGGTTGGCATGTCGGTGATAAAGCAAGGTCGAATCGTCCATTATATGCACAACAAATCGAAAAGTCTGGTGTGTTGAAACATATGAACAAACATTTTAAAGATCCGGAAAATGCCGAAGTAACTGCTTCTGGTCGTGCCAAAACTGTTGAAATCAAACATCCAAATCTTGATCCAGCACATGCATATCTACAAGACCACCACGTTCATGTATTACAAGTTGGTGGTTACGGAACATATAGTGTTGGTAAAAAAGATGAAACAGAACATGGTTTACCGAATATTTCAGGTAAAGGTATTTGGAGAATTAGAGAAAAACAAAGAGGCAATAAATTCGCAAGAACCGTGGCTTTTCACCCAGATGGAAAAGGTGGGTTAAATAAAAGTCATGTTGATCTGGATAAAGACGAAGATTTATTTTCTTTTAAGAAAAGTTTGGGACACAAAGATTAAATGAAATCATTTTTACAAAGATTAGAGGACGAATCAAAGACCAAAAAGCCGGTCGTGATGGCTTTTGGCCGCATGAATCCACCGACAATAGGACACGAAAAGTTAGTCAATAGAGTTCAAGAAATTGCTAAGGACTATAAGGCACCACATCATATTATCATTTCTCATTCGACTGATGCGAAAAAGAACCCTTTGGATGTTCAATCTAAATTAAAACACGCCAAAAGGTTTTTCCCGGGAGCCAATATTAGTGCATCCAGTAAAGAACGACCAACTTTCTTACAACATGCTGCAGCACTTAATGCAGCTGGCCACGACCATCTTATTATGGTCGCTGGTTCAGATCGTGTGCATGAATATGAAGAAAAACTGAAACAATACAATGGCACAGCAAAAGGTTCATTGTTTAATTTCAAGAAGATTGAAGTTAAGTCTGCTGGCCAAAGAGATCCTGACGCAGAAGGAACAGAAGGTATGTCAGCATCAAAGATGCGTGAACATGCAATTCATAATCATTTTAATGACTATTTGGACAAAGATGGAAAAATGAAACCTGGTTTTAAGAGCGGAATACCATCACATGTGCCTGAGAAACATGCAAAAGAATTATTCCGTGATGTTCGCCGTGGTCTGGGTATCAATGAACAAAAAGATCGTGGTATGTTTAAAGCGGTTTTCGTAACTGGTGGTCCGGGGTCTGGCAAAGATATTGTTTTACGTGAAGCCATTTCTGAATCCAAAATGGTAGAAATCAATTTGATTCAAGCTTTTGACTATTTGGCCGATAAACAAAAATTGACTGAAAAAACCAGTGATCATCGTAGAGAAACAATTAGAAATCGTGGTCCTTTATTGATTAATGGCCCAGCAGATTCATTTAATGAAATTTTTTATGTCAAAGAAGAATTGGAAGAATTAGGATATAGAACTTCTATGGTCTTTGTAGATACAACCAATGAAGTCAGTCAGGAGAGAAACACAAAGTTGTCTAAAATGATTGCAGAATCTATTAGACAAGATAAATGGAATCAAGCACAAAACCACAAAAAACTTTATTCTAATAAGTTTGAACAGTTTTTTTTGTTTGATAATTCCAGGACACTGGAAGATGTAGAGGAAGTTATTACGGAAACATACCAAAAGTTGAATCAATTCATTGATTCAACAGACAAAACAGACATTGCTGTTTCTTGGTTAGAAAACCGTGGTATGCTAAATATAAATGATTCGATTAATTCTTTGTTTAAGGAAAATAAAAATGATAAAGTGGTTTCTAGATTTATTCAGAGGTTACAAGAAAGCAGAGGAAAAACATCCCCTAGACTTTACGGAAAGAACAGCAGCGGTCCAGCAGCCGGTCCAGGAGATATCCCAGCCGACAACAGAGCCTCAGACCCAAACACAGACAACATCAGATGGGACGCCAACAAGCGCCGTGGAAGTTACACCTTCAGAACCTACTCAGAAGAAAAAGAAGGGTCCATCAAAGTCTACCCAGAGCCAAAAGAAACAAACTTCCAAAAAGACAAAGAGAAATTAAAGAAAAAAGGAATGGTCAATTCTCCGACAGTCAATCAGAGAGTTAGAAATGTCACAACAATTGGCCAAGAATTTGATACACGCCAACAGGGAACAGTATACCCTATGTCCGGATTAGGCGATGTAACTTACAAAGAAGAAAAGAGTTTCTTGTCATTTAGAAATAAAATGGTTGAATCTCATATGGATCCTGGTGATAATGAAATGGGTGTAGGTGGTGTTTTGAATGGTGCAACAAATAAAGAACCAATTCAAAATCCAAAAGATAACATTGGAATAACAATTCAAAAGAAAAAGAAGAATAAAAAATGAAAAGTTTTAAAGATTATCTTGGCCACGAAGCCACCAAAAGCAAAGATGCCGAGGAAGTTTCTCGTCAAAAAGAACACCTAAAAAATAAATCATCGGAATACCAAGATCAAGCTGATAAAGAAAAAATGCTAGGTGGCGGTGGAGGCGCAGCTGAAGCTAAAGGTAAATCGTTTGATGCAGCATCTGACAATATAAAAAAAGAAGAATTTGAATTAAATGAAGCAAAATCTTCTGCTGCCATTAGATTTCAAAAGGCTTTACAAAAAGAAAAAGAAAAAAGTGAAAGAAACGAACGCCTTTCCAAACCATATGTTGACAAAGTAATGGGTAAGAAAAATGATGAAAAATCTGTTAAAGAAGAAGTTGAAATAGAAGAAGAATTGAAAAAAGGTGATAGAGTTAGACATAAAGACGGTACATTAGGTACCGTAACTAGAGAACCGGATGAGCAAGGCTTAGTACAATGGAAACATGCAGGAAATAAACA